ACTGGAGCATCCAGCTCACGCATCCTTGCCATTACTTGATTAAAATCCATGTATTAACTCCCTAGAGCACTCTTGGTGCAGTTTTTATCTGTTTTGCCCTTGGGCAGTTTATATTCTGTTTGTACGCCTTCCTTTTTACGGGCCTTGGCGGCTTTATCTAAATCTTTCAGAAAACTTTTGTTAAAATCATCGCCGAAATAATCTTTGTGTTTGATTTTTAAATCTTTATATTCAGCTTCGTCGAGTAGTGCTGTTTCAGTTGGCTCTACTAGAGGCGATTCAGAGTCTTCATCAATGCCCCTAATTCTAAAAGATGTTTCGGCTAATCCTAATGCCTTAACATCAGTTGCAAGCTCTGGAGCTGTAACAGGATAATCGCAAATAACTTCAAATACATGAACTTCTGTATTTGGATGATTTGGAAAATCTAAAGGCAATGCTTGAATAGGAGTAGTTGAGATCTTTGTTAATTTAGAGACTCCGCATCGACCCAAACTTGTTTTTAAGTTTTCCTGAAACGATTCTGGCAGTTCGCCTGCTACTTTAATCTTAAAGTTATAGACTTTCTTACTTTCGGTGAGATATTCTTTAAAAGTTTTCATATGTATATTTATTCTTTTTTGCCTAATTTCTTAAGTAGCTCATTTCGATCTAAAAGTACGTATCCTTGACCGTTAATAACATCATTTGGGTCTTCGTTGTTATCTTTGTCAATTTTATATTTCTTTAGCTGTATATCAATAGCTTTTAATTTTTTCTCAATTTTGTTAGATTTTGCTGTAATTGCATGGCCTAACATAGTTCCAGCAACTTCAAAAATTCGACCCGAATATCGAACTTCGACGTTCATTCCTAGGTCCATTAAGTCATCGTATGCTTGCTCTGCCTTGGTTGCTAGATTGTCTAATTCCGCTTCGTCTAGCTCATTAAGCTCTTGAATATCTGGTAATGTTTGGGTGATAGCTGTTACTGCTTCATACTGTTTATTTAAATCAGCAACTTCTGTAGCTTTTCTAATTGGTGTATTTTCGACTTCGGGCTTATTTTTTTCGTCCAAGTTAAAAAGGTCTTCTAGTTTCTTTGTCATACGAATACTTATCTACGTTTTGAGCCTTGATGAAAAATATCACCTTCATTGATTACGCGAAATCTAATACCTTGTTGTTTGCACCATGCAGTTGCAGCTTCCCATTTAGCCATATTCTTAACATATTGCTGTTGGTTATATTGACTTTTTCCTACTTTTTCTAATACTGTTTGACTTTCGGGTTTTACTTCAACAACTTCTGCATGTTTACTACCATTTTTATCAACATAGCATATAAAGAAATCAGGAACATAAATTGTATAGTTTCCTGTTAATGGATCACGATAAGGTATCTGTATACTTTCACTAGCCCAACTTTGAACCCCCGGATGCTCGTCTAGCATTTTCATGAATACAAATTCCCAACTGCTGCGAGCCAAGGGAACTTTTTTCCCAACATACTTGCTGGGATTTTTAACTTCAAATCTACCTTGTGCAAATTTAGCCATTATGCGTAGATGTTTCTAGTTTGGTTTTCTTTTTCAACACTTTTAACTTTAAATCCCAATGTACTACTAGGACCTCGATTGTTGTTTAAAATTTCACCAACTAGGGCACTTAACTGAATTCCGGTGAGCACCTTAAGAGTATCTAAAATTTGAAATACTGGTATCTTATCAGTCTTTGCCTGCTTGAGCAAAATTAATGCAGTAGACTGTGCAGCATCTTTATCAAATCCCTTTGATGTAAAAAATCCAGTAGTTGCATCAACGTCATTGGCTGTAAATTCTAAAGGATTTTTACTATATGTATCAAAAAATAGTTTTGTTCCTGCTCCACTGTCTTCAACGGTTGGGATTGGTAAACTAGTTGTCATATTATACTCCCGAACCCGGTATCATTGTTTTTTGTGTTGCTTCTGTAGCAGCGTTGCCGCCGTTATTTTTTGGAAAGGCTGCACCTACTAATCCGCCAACAGTATTTACTATGCCGCCAATTGCTGCTGGGCTAGTTAACAATCCTGTAAGTTCAGCTTTAAGACTGGCACCACTTAATTTTCCAATATTCTTTGCTGTATTAACTGCTTTAATTGCGGTGCTTAAGAAAGATCCTGGGCTACTAAATGCAGACCCACCAGCTACATCTCCAAAGATACTTTCTAAACCATCTAACACTCCACCTTCGCCTACAAGATTAGCAACACCGCCGCCTGCTACTGTTAACGGACTAGGAACCGAATCATAATATAGTGTTGCAAATCCTTTGGGAGTGTCGGGTTTTACTTCACCTGATGAATAAGTCACTGACTCATATTCAATGTTCATTGACATTTCGTTAAAATCGTTTGATGTATAATCGCTGGCACCGTGTCCCCAAGTAGTTACCCTAGGATTAATTAATGTATAACCTTGAAATCTTCTACGACTCATAGTGTAGATGCTAATGGATTTAAAGAAGTCGTCAGCACGACCTGCTTTATCTAATCCATATCTAAAGTTATCTCTAGATTCGCCACCGGGTCTTAAGTTTGTTTTTGAAAATGCACCTTCTGGATTTAATCGATCTTGAACATATGAACTCATATATAATGCCCACATGGCATTCATAATACCTGCACTATCATCTCTAAATACCATCGATAAAGGTTCGTAGGTAAAGTTCTTGTAAATTATTTTTTTTCTATTGTATTGATTTTTAGTAACTGTCTCAAACTTAAACTTAGGCAAGTCTGTACTCTTAATAAGATATCCTACTTCGTCGGCATGTTTATTAGTAAATGTCCCTGAGCTTATTACATGTTTGTTTAGTTCAAACTTAACATAGAACATAAACTTAGTTCTAGGTGCTAGTCTGTAAGAATTAGGTATGAATATTTTAGAGGCGTGGCGCCAGTCTGCTAACCCGCCTTTTGGAGTTGTTAGGCCACTGCCAACGCCTTTGAGAAATCTAGTAAAATAGGACATACAATATTTATGTCACAAAAAAACCCAAGATTATCTTGGGTTTTTCTGAGTAGTTGTAAATTAACTACGACCAGTTACCGCTTCACCGATTGTTCTACCAACTAGCGCACCAATACCACGCTCAACTCCTGTGCCATTTGCACCGGCGAATTGAATAGCATTGTCATAAGTGATAGAAAGTGCAACTGTCATTGGCTCGTTGGTGCCGTAGTTAGCATCACCGTAGTCTGCACTCTTTAAGAAGCAACCATATAGTTCCCACTTTTCTAGTACGCTTGGTTCTAGAGCACCGTTACCACCATCTAATACTTCGATGTTAGTTTGGAACTTATAATCAATACCAGAACGTGCAGAAGCCTGTTCCATGAAATCGTATTGCTTCTGGATCTGTTGTCCTACTAATTTTTGGATTTGACCGTTTGCGTCATCTCTTAAATTCATAGTGATGTCTTCCCACGAAGGCTTGCCAGCTAGCTTGATCTTTGAGTTATAAATCTCAATTGGCATTTCTTCGAAAGTTACAACTGGTCTTTTTACATCCACTACTTGCTTTGTTAGCTCAGTACTAGATTCAACACCAAAGCCTAATAGTATCACCCTAAAGCGATACTTTAGTTTAGGCATTAGTAAAGCGGTACCGGAGTTACCGTTACTTGGCGGAATCGAAATTCTGTTTAATGAAGTTAGTGCCATTTAATTAAATCTCCCCTGTGTTCTTAACACGCAATGGAATGTAGATGAATTCAACTGCTTTAGTTGGTTCAATCGCAATGTCTACATACAATTCATTACGATCAATTCTAGCGTTAGTATTATTAGACTCATCACATACAACTGCAAAGTCATACAATGCTCTTAAACCTACCAATTCTAGCAATAGACTTTCTACTGCGCCTCTGATTTCGTCGCGTGTAATTTTATCGTTTGGTTCAAAGATATAAGGACGAGCTAGTTTATTCAACTGACTGCGTAGATATACTACTAAACGAGCTACGTTAATACGATCTAATGCGCTGGCATTTTTTGCACGAGTCTTTTGACCGTATGCAACTAATCCTACACCAACAAAGAACGGAATTGGATTAACTTTTAAGTCATACAATGTATCACGCTGTCCTTCGTTTAATGCAACTGATTGGAACTCACCAGTTAGTGCATCAATGTAACCAACTGCTGTAGCGTTAGTAATACCACCACGTCTTGTACCTGCTGGTGCAAACCATGGATAGCTAACTTGGTCGCTTAGAGCAATTGTACGCAACATCATGTGTGATGCTGGAACAACAGCATTAGCGCCGCCTAGGTCAGTGGTAAATCCGTTTGGATAGTACACTGCTGCATACTCGTCGTAGCTGACAATTCCTGTATCGCCATTATCTAGGGCAGCATTTGCATTAGTACCCCATGCTAATAACGATGTAGAATCACTTCTTAAACGTAGTGGGCTATCGCCAATTACGAATGCTGTCATACCGCGATCTAAGTTTAGACCAATCAAGTTCTGCATTGCTTCTGGGTAACCAGGGCAAGCAATCAAGTTAAAGTTTCTGCGTTCTTCGTCACGAGCTTCTTCACTTGTGTCAATTGCGCTCTTTAATTTCTGTATAACTAACGCACGTTGAGCCTTGCGTCCGAAGCTACCTGAGCCGTCTTCGTTGTTTGGTGAAGCTGTAACCCAACGATCAGTTTCGTATGAGCTTTGGCCGTCGCCAGTTACTGGTGTATTGCCTGCATCGTTATAAAGAGCTTCATAACGTGTATTCTTTGCTGCTGTGTCAATGTAGTTGTTATTATAACGCTTAACGTTACCACCACTTCTACGTAGATTCCATAGTAACATACCTTTAGGGTATAGTACTGGATCTGGACAATCAAAGTCAACAAAGTTAGATGCTAGTAACTCTTTAATAGTGGCTTCTGTGTTGCTTGTAGCACCAGAAGATCCATAACGTGCATCAGCAAATAAAACACCTTCTTCTGTAGTTTGATCTGTTTTATCAACAAGGATCCATTTCTCAGAAACAGATGCTCCGCCATCAGGATTAAACTTATAGATACTTGGGAAATTTTCTAAATCAGCAGTGCTGACCCAAATATCACCCTCAACTAGCGTATTTCCATCGCTTTGTTTTGTTGGCATAGTAGCTGCAACAATTGGACCATTAACGTCTGTGCTGGTGTATGGGCTTGATGCATCTTTGTAACCTACCCAAATTTCACCGTTGTGAACTAACAAGTCAATTTCACCGTAGTTAGTATTGTACCATAGTTGTCCATCACTTGGTTCAGCTAGTGGTTCATTAGATGTTGCATTAAATGCATCAGTTGCTAATGGAATCCAGTTTGTAATAACATAGTAGTCTGTTGATGTTGATGAAAAAGCATTAGCATCATAGAAGTTAGCAGTACCTTCGCCTGTTGATAAACTTGACATTGTAAAAATAGCGCCAATTGGATCTGGATATGTAGCATGTGAAGCAATTCTAATATCGCCACCTGCTTTGTGTGTAATCTTTAATTGATTAGTTGCAGTTACTTCTGCAACAACATGTACAAATCCCGCTGCATTGATAGCAGATGCAAGTCTATTAGCTGTAACAATTCCGCTACCTTCAGCACTTGCAGTTCCTAAAAATTCAACATCAGTATAACCGCTAAGTTCTAAACTTCCTGCTAATGTTTCTGCTAGTTTGAAACCGTAATTTGCAGATGTAAATTCATCATCAACAATTACAGCAGAAGTAGCACTAGTTGTTCCGGACGCTTTCTTTTTCCATACCTTAAATGTAGCTGTTGCATCTTGTCCTAGTTCTTCATTAGAATTTGATTGAACAAATAAACTATCAGCAGCAATATTAACACCGCCGCCTGAGCGATCTAGATAATATAGAGCTGCTGCTGTAGTTGCATAAATTGGAGCACTGTACTCGAGCCATGTTTTAGTTGCAGAGTTCCAACGCTTAACAATCCAACGAGCACCGTAATTTGGCTCAGTTGACTTGACCCATACAGAGCCTGTAGGACGAGGAGTTGTGCTACTTGATTTCCAAGTAGGAACATTTGTATGTGGGGTTTGTTGTAATGATGGAGGATAGTAATCGCCGACTGTAATAGCCAGTGCTGTTAATACTCCAGCATCACCACTAACAGCTAAAATACCTTTAGAAACTGCTGATGAATCTCCAGCGGATGAATCTTCACCGTCTGTATAAATTTGTAAACCACCACCAACTGCTCTAGCACTAATACCCTGTGCTGCACACACAGAATTAATAGCAGCAGCTAATGTTGCTCTAGTTACAGCAGCACCGACAGTAACAGGAGTGCCATTTAAGCGTAAAATTCCGCTAGGAAGCGTAGTTGTTGTAGTACTTGATAATGTTGGCCAGCTTGCTTTCCATGCTGGACTACCAACCAATACCCATGTGCCGGGAGCTGTTAAGCCATCGTTAATTGTATAGGTGTTACCAGCAGATTTAAACCATACTGTGGCATTTTCTCTACCTGCAGAATAAGTTCCAGTGCCTAAAACTGTTTGGAATACAACTGCATAATCACCAATTGAACCAACTGAATCTCTTGGAGCATTAGCTGAAACTTTAGATTCGTCATCATCAGTTAATACTAGTGGAGTTTTAACTGAAAACTTTTGTCCGCCAGTAGTTGTTGCAGCAGCACCGTTCCACTCTTGGATACCCCATGATGTTGCTAATGTATCTACCCACCAAGCGCCATCTACTGGCTCTGCTCCCGGGGCGGTAGCCTGAGATACTAGTTCATCTAGATTAACATCTGCTCTCATAATAAAAGCAGAATTGCTAACGCCTAAAAAGCTGTATGCTGCTAATAGACCATATTCATTTCGCTCACTACCGTGAATCGGTGTTGAACTCGCTGTCTTTTCAAAGAACGGGACACCAAAGGTATCCACGAGTTCTCTTTGACTCGAAACTTTAAACACTTTGCCTGCGTTGGCTTGTGTCGTTCCAGCCGCAGTGCCTGTGCCTGCTGCATTGGATTTATTTTCTGCGGTTGAAATTACGATCAACGGAGTTGTACCAGGTTCTGCTGGTGTATAAAAACTCTCGTCAATTACCGTAACTTGTACGCCTGGTGATGTTAGTGCCATTCCCTGATCTCCTGGTAATAGTTTGCTCAATGTATTTAGCGGCTACGACTAAAATCGGCTTGTTATACCGCCAGTAAAAGGGAAAGAAAAGGCTTAAATAAAAATATGAGACCCCTTTGTAAGTGCGGATACCGCCCTAGAGCAGTAAATTATAAGAAAAACGGAAAAATTTATTACCGATCTTGTTGTGAAATATGCTTGGCTAACGGTATGTACCACGGAATCCCTAGATGGACTAGATCCGGATACAAGATTAAAAATCAGTGCGATAAGTGCGGGTTTAAAAGCCCGCACCAAGAAGTTTTTAGAGTATTTCATGTAGACGGCAATCTTGACAACTGCCGTGCTACAAATTTAAAAACGGTATGCTGTAACTGTACTCAACTACTAAGCAAAGAGGGCATTGTTTGGCGTCAGGGTGATCTCGTCGCTGACTATTAGTGCTGCTGACTGCTTGTATAAGTCATCAATAGATCCATTATTATCTAAAATTACATCAAAATTTGTTCCAACCCAGGCAGTTTCGCTGGCATGTATTTTGCGCATTTTTAATTCCTGGACTGCATAGTTATGTCCTAGATTTGCATTAACTGCAATATCATACCAGTCTGGCAATATTCCTCGTTGAACCCAAACAATTTTGCCGCCAGCATCTTTAATGGCTTGTATTTCATTGGGGAATCGACAATCACTAATTACTACGCTATCCTTACTAGTTCGAAGTTTATTTTCTAAACTAGCAATCCAGATATCGTCGTGAAAAGATTTGCGGCATACTTCAGTACCCCAATATTGTAATACCCATCTAGGAGTTAATGTAGGCATGTCTAATCTATGTGCCCACCAAGGATCGACCTGTTCACGCCATTCACGGGCTTCTTTTGTTCGCCCTTCTAGCATAGTTCTATCCCAGCCGAATACGGCTGCTACAGCATCTTTTAATGTAGATGCAAAACTTTCTCTTCTAAATTCATGGAAATTTTGTAGATAGTCAGCTACTGTATCTTTACCGCTACCTATGAATCCGCAGACTCCAATAATCATAATATATCCTCACTAGATATAGTTTAAATGATTATGGCTTAAAGGTCAACAGTTAATTATCCAATTACAAAAGTATATCCGGTGCCACCGGGGATATATGTTTCTAATTCCTTGGTTAATCTTTCAATGTCTGCAACTGCTTCAGATTTCATTGCGGCACCATTTAGACTACTGCCGCCCTGCGGTCCTGCAATTTGTGCAAACTTTTCACGAGCTTGCCCTAGCATCATCTTACAATTAGCTAGTGAGTAATCTTTGATCCACTGCCCTGCATATGTATCTTCAATGATAGCAAAGTCTGGTTTAGTATTGTAAACCCAAAGCATAACTTCTTCATCACCCCTAGGACGTTGTTGAATCATTAGTTTACGACTTTGTGGTTGCCATGTAAAATTAATAAAACTTCCAAACATTTTGCCTACTAATTCTTGATATTGACTGAACAGTTCGTATGTTAGTAGGCCGCCCATGTTAGTTGAACTTAACAAGTAGGTATTTGTATAGGCCATGTTGAATGGTTCAAACACTGTACCACCACTGCCATTTCCGCTTCTACTACCCACACTACGTCTAAAGATTTGACGTACTTGTTGTATTTCTTTGGGAAGTATGTATTCATTTTTATCAGCAGCCAGTGTTAAAAATGCATAGCTTTCTTCTACAGCATTATCACTACGTTGGCGAAATACTGCTAGAGAACGATCTAGTGCTGTTTGATAATGCACGGGATCTAGTTCTACATCAATCATGCCATCGCCTAGCATGGTTTTACAGTAGTTGTATACAGTTTGTCTGGATTGATCAATTTGGCTCATGCTAGTATTTATGCGGTAAATACATTACTATGCCAAGACTCTCTCTTTATAGGCCCGAAAAGGGCAACGACTACAAATTTATAGATAAATCCATTTGGGAAATGTTCCAGATTGGCGGTACTGACACGCTTGTCCACAAATATTTAGGGCCTGGATCATCTGTACAAGGTGCTACTCCGAGTACACCTGTATATAATACTACCAGTCCTACACAAATTCAAGATTTACTATTTTTAGAAAATCGTGACAGAAAATATGATCCAGATATCTATCAACTTCGAGGAGTTTATAGTCTAACAGACATGGACTTTAATCTAAGTCAATTTGGATTATTTTTACAAAATGATACTGTTTTCATCACATTCCATATTAATGATACCATAGAAAAACTTGGTCGTAAGATTATAGCTGGTGATGTTATTGAGTTACCTCACTTGAAAGACGAGTATGCTCTTAACGATTTTCAATTTGCTCTAAAGCGATTCTATGTAGTAGAAGAAGTTAATCGTGCAGCAGAAGGATTTTCAGTAACTTGGTACCCGCATTTATATCGTGCCAAGTGCAAACCTCTAGTTGATAGTCAAGAGTTTAAAGAGATTCTTGATGGTGTTGCAGACGCTGATGGAATTACTGGAGATACAACTACTACGTTAAGAGACATTATGTCAACGTATGAAAAGGAAATGCAGATTACATCAGCGGTTCTCGAGCAGGCAGAAGCAGATGTATTGCGTAGCGGTTATGATACCACACGTCACTACATGCTGCAAAAAGATGAAAACGGTCTAGTAGAAGTAGTAACTGTAGATTCAACAACCTTAGATGCCAGTGTCCAGACTCAGGCGACAGATGCTGATGGTAATTTATTGTTTGATAACAACGGTGCTCCGGTATACGTAGGATCTACAGCATCAACAATTTATCAAAGTCCAAGCTACGATGGTCCTAGTATCGGAGACGGTGACGGCATTCCGCCAAACGGCGCTGCGTTTACTGCTGGTATATCATTCCCATTACAACCAGTTGTTGGACAATATCATTTAAGAACTGATTATCTACCAAAGAGACTATTTAGATTTGGTGGGTCACGATGGATTAAAGTAGAAGATGTAACTCGAATGACCATGAGCAATTTGGGCAACGAAGATGTTGTAGCAGGTGGATCGCCTAATGATATGTTCTTGGGCAAGGATGTTAGATTAACACACAAAACATCGTTTATTAACAATGATAAAGTTAATACTATCAACGGTAAACAGATTAAAGAAAAACAGAGCTTATCGAAAGCTCTTAGACCAGAGGCAGATCAATAATGGATTTTTTCTACGACGGACAAATAAGACGATATGTTACACAGTTCATGCGAGTGTTCATAGGATTTAAATATAAAACAGGTGACGGCACTTTGCGCCATGTACCGGTTATGTACGGAGATATGACTAGACAAGTAGCTAGTATTATTAAAGAAAATTCTGAGAATAAGTTAGCCACTGTTCCGAAGATAGCATGCTACATCAGCGGTTTAGAAATGGATACTAGTAGATTAGCAGATGCTAGTTTTGTTAGTAAATTAAACATAAGAGAACGTGCTTGGGGGGAGGATGTCAACGGAAACATCGAATACAAAAATGTACAAGGTGGTGGATACACTGTTGAGCGATTAATGCCTACTCCGTTTAAGTTGACAATGAAAGCAGATATCTGGACCAGTAACACTGATCAGAAATTACAACTAACTGAACAAATTTTAGTATTGTTCAATCCTAGTTTAGAAATTCAAACCACTGACAACTATATCGACTGGACTAGTCTTAGCGTTATAGATTTATCATCTGTAAATTTTAGTTCTAGAACAATACCAATGGGCACTGAAAGTGATATTGATATCTGTAGTTTAGAATTTAAGATGCCAATATATATTAGCCCTCCGTCGAAAGTTAAAAAACTTGGTGTTATTAGAAATTTAGTTATGAACGTTTTTAGTGAATCTGGGGATGTTTTAAATCTAGACAGTTTAGTCTACGGCGGCGATCCCACAGCTAAATTACCGCAAGTAGAAGGTAACTGGCGTGTATTATTGTTAAAAAGCAATAACGGTGAAGCAAATGATTATGATTTATCAATTGTTAGTCCCGGAGAAGTAATAACATCTACAGGACTAACACCTCCTAGTAAAGCTGGTGAGAGAATAAACTGGACAAAAATATTAGAAATCTACGGTGGATACATTGGTGGTATCAGTAAAATTTATTTCTTACAACCAGACGGTAATGAAATTGGTGGCACATTTATTGTTAATGAAGTTGATCCGACATATATGTTAGTAACTATTGAAGACAAGCCTTCTAATACTATAATAATTAGTGGGGTATATCCCAACGGAAAAACAACTATAGATGCCATTGTTGATCCTTACAAGTTTAATCCCAAGCGTCCAAATAAAGAAGCCTCTGATCAAACTATTGTTATCGGTACTAGGTACTTAGTATTGGATGACATTAATAATAGTACCAATGTTAGCACTACTATCGATTCTCCTCCGTATTACAATTACGATGGTCCGATGCTTGGAAAAATCTAAATAGTTCCGATCCAGTTATACCTGCTAATAGCATTATTGAATGGAACGGTAGCGCATGGATTAATTTATTACCCTTGTGGGCAATATCTTCTAGTATTAGCAACACTGTAGTATACAGTCAAGGACAGATTATTGTAGCAGATGGTGTTACTTATAGAGTTCTAGCAGATATTACTGAGACTGAGAATACTGTAATTCCGGAAGAAAATCTAAAACTTGAAATAACAAGTGTAGTATTTCAAAATTTAAAAACTGGAATACAGTATCGCTGGGACGCATCGGGACAATGGTACAAGAGTTTTGAAGGTGAGTACGCATCAGGATTTTGGCGTCTTGAATTAGATCCAGCATAAGTATGTGCATGCAGAAGCGTGCCGGACTACTTTTCTTTTCAACAAACACAGGTCGTGTTCTTTTGGTGTTAGAAGACACCAAATGGACTGTGCCTACTTTTCCTAGGTTGGATAATCTATTAAAAGATGCTCATCCGTTAATAGATTCATATTATGGAAAACCGGCAAGAGTATTACCTATAGAACTTTATCTATCAGAAGATAAAGGATTTGAATACGGCACATATGTATGCTTAGTCAAAGATGAGTTTTTAACCACAGTCTCGTCTACTATCTCATGGGGCAGTTTAAATAACTTGCCCAAACAACTGCATACTGGATTAAAAAATACATTGAATAATCCTATTATAAGAACTAAATTAGATACAATTTTGGAGTTAGAAAATGCTGCCATCGATTAGCCAAAACGAACGATTCAAATCCGACTGCACAAGATATAGAGAAGCAATCGAGCATGCCACTGAGCCGCAGATAAAAGACGCAATATCTAATTTGCTAAAAAAATTAATTTCTGAAGCAAATAGAATTGATCAATTCTACAACGAGTTATCAACCGGTGCCGGGATGCCTTCGCATATTGAAGAATCTAGATCATCCCTTACTAGTATTAGACAAGAATTAGAGAGGACTGTTACCTCTCTAAAATCTTAAGCCTGCGCTTCGCCCCAACGTAGAATAATGTTAGCAACGGTAGCAGTACCACCTGTTTTATAAACGTTAATAGCAAGTACGTCCGGACCGTTTGGATAAGTTCCGCGTCCGCCTAATGTTGTATTAGTCAATTCTTTTAGATCGCTAAGATCTAAAGATGATGTTTCTCCCGGATTTGTAATAAACGAGAATACAGTTTCGCCCGGTAATGCAAATGGTGGTTGACCAAATGTAAACGTAATTGTTGAGCTGGCGTTAACAGTAGTATTTGAGTTTTGGTTAAAATAGACTAAGAATTCATTACCTGCGTTTCCGCCGATATAATCAGCAGGCCCGAATACTTGAGTTACACGAGTACCAGCTGGGAATTTACTATCGCTAACCTCAGTACCTACCTTAGCACCAATAGCGTTCCATGACGCTTGTGTAAAGTACAAATAGTTAGTTCTGGTTAAACTAATCGATGCTGCGGTTGTTGCTGTTGCTGTAGTCTGTACTATACCTGATGCCCAGTTTACAGAGCCGCCTGGAGCAATCTGAACAAAGCTCGGTTGTCCCCCTTGCGCTAGTCCTGCAATACCACTCCACGAAATATCTGCTGGATTTATAGGATAGTTTTGAGGATTTAATACTCCTTCGATAACAATACCACCTGTATTTGTTGCTACGGCATCTGAAGCAATTGCAATTTCTTTTAATAACAACTGAGCACGATTTAACAATTCACGCTCACCTAGATCACCAACAATCGCATTAGAAACACTAGGAGCCAGTCTAATTAAGAATGCTGTTTTCTTTGTAGTACTAACCTCGTTTCCAGTAGATGCATAGCTGAACAAATAGCCGCGATCCTGATCAAACTGTCCATCTGTTAATAGCGCACTACCCCAATGGCTAATAACTGGAGTAATTGTTGTACTGATTAATATAACGCCGGTATTAATAAGATGACTTGCTGCGACGCCTGCACTATATGTTCTGTTAGATCCACTTGCAAAATTCTGATAAGTTGAGCCTCTGCTACATCCAGTTAATGTATTACCAGACTTTCCTGTATAAGAAATCATCTCGTTGTCTATAATGATAGTGCCATCATTGGGGAAATAATAAGCATCGTATAATGGGATAGTTGTTTGACTACTAGTAATTGCTGAAATTAATCTGTCCCTAGCACTTTCATTAATAACTTCGTAACGCACTGGTAAGTTAGCTGTACGCATGTAAGCTTCTGTGTTTACGTTACTGTTACGAATTCTATGTAGGAAAATAAATTTACCGTCACTGCCACGTAGCATGAATTCGATAAAACCAGCAGCATACCATGTATACTGCATACCGATCATCTGCATTTTTGTAGGATCAATATTATAACCGCTTGGGCCAGTACCGTCACCTCTATCTAAATTCCAATCTTTCTGTGGTATAAGAGTGTCTTGAGTTAGGCAAAGTTTTGCCAATGTAGCATTTGTTACACCTCTATAATCAGGATTAATAGTAATTGAAGTATCACTAGTAACTTTGGTAACGACATGACTCATACCTTTTAATACTATTCTATCGCCTGCTTTTAGTTGATCTCGGAATCGAGTTCCTGTTCCCGTTACTAGATTAGAATCAACGTTTACTGAAGCAACCCCAGCTAATTGGAATGTACTTGAACGTTTGCCCAATGCCAATGTTTGTCCGTCGTACTGATAAAAAATACCGTTTTGTTCGTCAAACGGTCCAGAGCGAACAGTAGCACCGTGCCAGTATCTAACAGACATTTTTGGATCGTTACCTAAAGACGCAGTAAGGGAACTTAATGCTCTTAAACTTCTAACCTTAAAAGCACGTTCATTTACAATACTATCAACAACATATGTTCCATTATAGGATGCAGTTTGAAATCCAGTGACTTCTACAGTTCCACCAATTTGACATCCGTGATCAGTATCGTCTGTGGTAAATGTAATTAAACTATTAAGGGCCAGACTTTCAGCAGTACCACTTGCTAGACTATAGCTAGGCGCAAACAATGCACCAGTAGTATACATCATGCCTTTACCAGACTGATAACGAATATATTTTTTACTTTGACGAACTGCTTGAGCACCGTGTTGAGGACTACCTGTTCCTAATTGAACACCACCATCATATGGTCTGTGTACAAAGAAACTATCTGGTCTGGCATATATTACTCCTGATAACCCTAACTCACTAGTATCAACAGCTAGTTGTGCTCTAGCGACCCATCTAATTGTTGTTTCATTTGGTACGTCTGTTATTAAAAACGGACCAGCTGCAACTGCGTGATTATTTGCAGTTAGTGTAACAGCTGATACTGCGGTACCGTTGCCAACTATGGCCCACTTGTCAACGTTGTTTACTGTGGCTCCTGCGAGGGATCCCCAGTTAGCACTGGTCGAAAGTGTGCGTAGTGTCCATGTAACACCGTCATATGATGTTGCTATATTGTTAGTGCCGGTAGCTACTGCAACGAACAATCCGTTATAGAAACCAATAGACGACCATGTAGTCGATGCTGGCAATGCTCCGCCAGCGACCCATGCTAATCCAGTTGTAGAATATGCACTGGCTGTTCCACCGCTGGCGATCGCAACAAATCTAAAATTTCCGTATGCAATGCTAGACCATGTGGCAGATGATGGCAATACCCCAGTTGCTGTCCACGTTGTTCCGAGATCTAAAGTATAGTTTGCTGTTGTTCCACCGCTAGCAATGGCTACAAACATGTTAACACTGTTAATTGTTCCTCCTGCAACATCAGTCCAAGTGGTACTAGCTGACAGCGTACCGCCAGCTGTCCAGAGCTGGCCGCCATTTTCAGATCTAGATGCTGCATTACTACCGGATCGTACAGCTATAAAAACTCCACCGGAATATGCCACTGCTGTCCATGTACCACTACTTGATAGTGCTCCTCCGTTGGTCCAGCTAGTGCCGTTTGTTGAATAAGTTGTTGCAGTGCCGCCGCTAGCAACTGCTACAATATAGGTAGTTGCTCCAACAAGTCCGCTAGCAATTGAAGTCCAAGTAGCAGATTGAGATATCGTAAGCGGTGTCCAAGATGTTAAGTCTGTAGAACTTGCTCCAGCAGTGCCGCCGCTTTGAATAGCAATCCATTTTCCAAGGGCATATGTAACCCCAGTCCACGTTCCCGAACTCGATAATGTCACTGTACCTGCCGAAATAAATGCCGGTGGTGGGTTTGATGTAATATTTACTAAAATTCCAGAACCTGGTAACAGTCCGTGATTACTAGCAAATGTCGCCTGCAATGTTGGTATTGCTCCAACATTAATTGCAGTTAGTGAAGGCATACTAGTAGATGTTGCTTCACTAATTTCAACCACTGAATAGAAAGCTATTGTTCCACCTATAACTGCTGCACCCGAAGCTGACGCTGTAATGATTCCGCCTGTACCGTTTACTGAATTTACAATAACAACGGCATCGTTTGTGGTGTTAACACCACCTAATAGTGAACCTAATATCCGAATTCTAACATTTGGAATATATGCAGATCCTGAAGTTGTTGGGGTCACAATATATGCCCCGCCACTCCTTTGTATGGAGAATACTGCACTAGTTCCCGTTGGCGATTGATTAGTTCCTGACTGATTTGTAAACGTTTGATTACCAGTTATACCGGTTCCGCTTAATGTATATGTTACAACTCCCCCAACAACGTCAATTGTATCGATAGTAATAACTAAATCATTAGCTGTGGATGTTCCGCCTAATTGAGTTCCAAGAACTGTAACAGTTTCAGTTGGTAAGTACCCGGTACCAGCAACCTCAATGTTAATAGTGTATACCCCGGTGCCGTCTTCCCTTATAACTGAAGGTGTAAAATTTGTGCCGCCGACTGTAGTAGACGAATCGTAGGTTAAAAAAGCATATAGTCCATCGGTACTTACACCAGTACCCGACGATGTTACTGTAGATATTGCACCACCAACGCCGATCGATGATACCACAAGAGTAAGATTATTAGCGGGGGTTGCACCGCCAATATTAGCTCCTACTATTAAAATAGTATCACCTAACGCATAATTAGCACCGAGGTTTCCAGCATTTATAATAGCACTGTATGTGCCTCCCGACAGCGTAATATCAAAAGTTGCACCAGTTCCGATAGAATTAATATTTGTTCCAGATACTCCTGGATATGTTTGAGTATCTCCCTCTTTACCTACGGTCATTGCTCCTGAAAGTGAAATTGTGTTTCCAACAATGTTAGTAATAAACAACGATGTTCCTGTACCGTTATCTAAGGAGGCGCCTTCGATTACTCCAGAAATACTTGACAATGTAATTTCAGTTGCTCCAGCAGTAAATGCAGTATTAACAGAATTAGTAGTCATAAGTCCACCAGACCCAATAACACCCGTAACTTGACTACCTACAACTAGACCAAAACCAGATGCACTTGCTCCAATTGCTGGTGCAATGCCGGTAAACGAAACACTTGTAGATCCCGATGGCGTTATTCCCCGAGAGGTTATAGTCGATGTGACACCGTTGCTGTAGACACTTAGTGTCGGTGAGCCTATTGAAGCACCGGTATAAAATGCGGCTTTTCTTAGTTGTGTATAAGTTGTTGCAAGAATTTGTCCACTACTAGTTCCGACCTTTGCAGAAGCATAATAGGTAAAAGAAACATCGCTGGGTACAGAGAATATTAAAAATGAACCTTCTGCACGACTAAATCCATTAATAGTACTGGCCAATGCTTTGATAGTGACAGGCTGTCCTACAGTAAATCCATGTGGGCCCGTAGTTGTTACAGTAATTAATGAGTTACCTACTGATCCTGTAGTAACACTTGCATCAGTTGTTACCGTAGTAACTGGGGTATCTGATCCTGGAATTTCATATACCGCAGGATATCCTCTTTGTAGAGCAATTGCCTGCCACTTAGTAGGTTGTAGTCCATATTCAAAGTCAGCATCAAGCATGGCCTGCGGAGTCGATACACGCATACGTTCAATAGCATCTGTACCAAAGTCCCAAGGACGTATTGTTGTTACATCGTCTTCGACAAAAATTTGAATGTCATCAACTGACAACATTGTGCTAGTATCAACTAATAAATTTATAGTTGTAATACCGTCAGTTGTCTGAAGATATCTAGGAAAGTCTAAATCAGTTATTCCCCCAGTGCTGCCACCGCCCGAACTAGTTCCAAATTTGTAACTAAAATCAGCACCCAATGCTGGATCTGAAAAGTTATAGATAATTTCATTTTTTGTAGCATTTGTTACCAGTAATAATTCTGCTGCAGAATATTTTCCCTGCAATCTAATCTGTCCTACTCCCGGTACTGCTGCTGGTATTGCTGGAGTCCCGTTGGATATAACTCCGGTAATAACATCGATTAAACTACTGACTCTAGCAGCAGCGCCTAGTTCTCCGGTCGATGATGGTATAAAAACTTGGTCGTCAACTGATTGATAAAGAGTAGTTGGCGCAATATTTGTTAACACATAATTGTTAATCAATGTCTTAATAAATGCATGGGTAGCAAGTACTGGAGCCTTTGCGGCTGTTCCAATTTGAGGAATACCGTCAATCCAAAGATAATTAGCAACATTTCTAGTTTCAATATTTCCGCCATAGCGCAAATCGTGTAAGTATGCATTTAAATAATATCCCACGTCACGTTCGCATGTACTAGGATCGTATTGAAATCCTATATAAGGTGCTACGTTATTTGCTATGTTATAATTAATATATGCAATTTCTTCAGCAATAATAAAATCTATATTTGCTTGAATTAATGCGTAAGCCTTGGGAAACAAGTTAGCAGTCTTTGATAAGCCTGCTCTGAAAACATATTCTGATATTCTTTTCTTTGCCATTTTTTTTCCTTAACCGCCCAGCGCAATACTAAATGCGGATATTCTTTGATCTACATAGTCTTTTCTAGTAGCATGGTACACTTCAGTTGGTAGGGTATCTACCTTAATAGAGTTGGTAACTGTTACAGTTGTAAACTTTCCCTTTGCAGGGGTAGTTAATCCAACATCGATATTATTCATAGATCCGTGTGATCCAGAAAGCGCGGTGCCCTCTACAAATACAGTTGCAATACCATCTAATTTAGTCGGATCTAATAATGTTGACGCTATAGTAATTACAAGATTGTTTGTTGGGCTTTCACCACCTAATAATGTTCCTGGAACGGTTATGGTGTCGTCGATAGCAAATCCCGTGCCTGGATTTACAATTATAGCTGAGTAGGTACCGTTGTATCTAGTTATTGTAAATGCTGCTCCTTGCCCTGCTATAGTATCATCTGTTACGCCAATTGTTGTTTGCGTTATATTTTCATATATTTGTGTAGTAAGGCTTACAGGATTTGTGATTCTAATCTCGCCATTTATTACCGAGATGTACGGAGTTGACGCTTGACTAACTGTAAAGTCACCGTCGATATTTAGATATTGGAGAGTGCCAAGTTTTTCTAAGTAACTATGTGTAATGCCGTCACTTAGACTAATAGTCGAGTCGGCGCCTGAAATTAATTCAACACCGCTTACTAAGATATTAGGGACTTCTAACGCTTCGATTAGAGTTAGACTTTCTGCTTGAATCCTGCCGTCGGGAGTGATTAAAAAACCCGGGCTCTTAAAACCACTTTTTGATTCTAAGGGTATATACTTAACTGTCATTAAAGACCTCCGCTATTAATCCAACTACAACTTCTACAAAGTAATTGTATTTATACGGATATAGCCCCATTAGGGAGTTAGATTATTTATTGTGTGGTAGTATGTTGCACTATAGATTAGCTTACTGCCGATTACTGTGCTCGAACCGTCTTGATTAATAACAGGGCTTGCAATTAACGATACTCTAGATGCATTCACTGTTGCAGTAAAATCTACAAGATTACTGTTTAGATTAGAACGTCCAAACACTGTGACTGCTGCTGAATTAGGACCAGCTACTAACAGACATTTAATTATTTCTTTTTCATTATTTCCAAAATCAACAGAAATAGTATATTCTGCACTCATAAAGTCCCCAACATACCATTCGTCAACAACAGTATCCGGATATACTAGTATCCAGGGACCTTTATATGCAATGTTAGTACCGTTCTTAAACAACAAGGTGTTTTTAACATTTTTAGAAAAGAAAGAAGCAAAGTTAATCATAATTATATTTATCAGAAACGAAAAAAGCCCTTTCGGGCTTTTTTATTTTTTGTCTATTTTAATTATTTTACCATATTCCGGCAAATACAAATAGTTAATTTCGCTTTGTTGTAGCGTCCATAATGCATCTTTTAGTGTTTCTACTAATGGCTCTCCACCTAAATTAAAGCTGGTGTTAAATAAGATTGGAAATCCAGTCCTATCATAGAAAGTTTTGATTAGATCGTAATAGTGTTTATTTTGTTCAGGAGTTACAGTTTGAATACGGCAAGTTCCATCAACGTGAATAATACTAGGAATTTTTTCAGCAACACCCGGCTTACAATTTACAGCATACATCATCGTAGGACTACTTTCCACCCCTCGAAGATCAAACCAATCATGCGCATATTCTGCTAACATACTACCAGCAAACGGTCTAAAATATTCACGATGTTTGATGTTGTTTACATAATCTTTTCCGTCCTTAAATCTTGGATCGAATAATATACTTCGATTACCTAGAGCACGTGGACCGTTTTCGCTTCGACCTTGGAACATAGCAACGATATTCTTTTTCTCTAATAAGTCAATAACATCGTTGGGTCCAGCAGACATTATTTCTCCACCGTATTCAGTTACAAGATCAGTAATTTCTTTCTCGGTGTAATTGTATACTGGTCCAAGATACACATCGTCAGCACGAGATCTTACGGTGATATCATTAGTTACGTTATGATGCCACAGATACGCAGCTCCCATAGCTGTGCCTGCATCATTTGATACTGGCTCAACATAGATGTTAATTCCTAGATCCTTAAGCTCATCTAGATAAAAATAGTTAGCAACACAATTTAGACCATATCCGCCACTAATAACTACATTATTGCAACCAGATATTGTTACAGCATGTTTGATAATATCAGCTGCTGCCTGTTGTGACTGTGTCTGAATAGCATATGCTAGGTCCCTTCTATTTTCAAGATAGGTCACATCATCGGCATTGTGCTGATTTAAAAACTCATACATAGCAGAATTAACCACAGCACCGTTAGGATATCTTGGAACTATTAAATTTCTATTTGTTGTTGGTACTGGCAAATCATTTTTATCAATTATATTTGTAATTGCATCATTCTTCTTACCGTAAGGAAATAGTCCCATGGTTTTTCCAGCTTCAATTGAGCTAAATCCACAATACTCTGTAACTGCTTCATATGCCTTAACAATACCTGCACGATCAGATAACAAGATATCATAGGAAGCACCGGGTTCCCAATCGCCTGCTTCCCAATTTTTTAAGTAGGCAGCTACTACCATATTTCGTGTGCCTAGTGTCTTATGCAATGTTTTGATGCTAGCGGGATACTCACACAGATAGATACTTTCAGTTTCCCATGCAGTCAAGTGATCGTCGTTTATACGCATATTAAAGAATGTTCCAGCACCGTCAATAATTACAGCAACAGCATCTTCAAATCCACTTCTATAAAATGCAGCAGCAGCATGCATCTTATGATGTATCATGGCCATATCGATTACCTGCGGGTGAGGACCAGGCTGACGATTTTCTTCAATTAGTCCCAACTTTCTAGCAAGCCCTGTATAAACATCTTCTCCAGAGTATTCTAATTTACCAGCAACTTCTTGCAGTGTTTGGGTATGTGCTACAACTAAAAAATCTAGTTTGTTAGTATATTCCAATATTTTTAACATACTAGCTAATGGTCCGCCGTCGTACTTTCTACGTGTTAGACGTTCTTCTTCGATAGAAAATACAACTTTTCCATCTTTTAATAGACACACACCTGCATTATGTCCTCTTGCTATACCTGCAATCCATAATGGTTTATTGCTCATTCTTAATATCCTATATAATAATTTTGCCAATTTGGTAATTGACGGTTTTCTAAAACACTTTCAAATTTATCTAATTCGTTTATTTCTTGTTTTACCTGTTGGACTGTATCCAACCATAGTTTTCTATTAATAGTATCTACAGCATCTAGTTTTAAACTAGGTTTTAGCACGTTGTCTAACCAACCAACATGATTCTCAGTTGACGGGTGTGGATCCATCCATGATTTAATATCTCTAGGATCTTTCCATGTATATTGTTTATCATGATTTTTCCATGCATAACTACCTATTGGTTCAATCCAATCATCGAATCCAATTGATTGTTTATAGTGATTAAAGTCAATTGTCTGAAGGGTATTACCAATTCTTAGAGGAGCCAAGCCTTGTCCTGTCCAAAGATCTTTTTCATCTCCGATGTTTTCAGCATATCCGTTTGGAGTTTCCATATCACTACCTAGTTTACTAAAATCACCAATACTAGTCATTCTATAAGTACATCCGCTGTTATCTAAAAGATTCTTTACAAGTACCATAGAATTTAAAGAATACATGATATATGATCGTTCATCAAAGAATTTCATTTGCCAATCTTTATCGTATGTTTCTTCATTGAAATAGTTAAAAATACTACCTTTAGTTTTCCAACCCATTGAGTTTCTACCTTTTGGTGCAGATCTAAAATTATGAAAATCATTCCTTATATGTGACGACCATTGTATTATAACCACATCATCTTTAGTGAATTTGTTTTTTGAATGGCATTCAGCTACCCTGTTTGCTATTGCAACATTACCGACTCCGTGTTGCCCCCAGTTTTCAAAATAATCTACTTCTAACCCTAAAAAATCTGCCCATGTAGGCCATCCGTATCTTGTAAAACTACAGCCAAAAGTAAACAGTCTTTTCATTATTTTACAGTTCCTTCTACTCTTTTGCAAACATCTTCAACTATAACTTGTTCAATTTTATCATTCATTACCATAACGCCTTCGTTGGTTCTGTCTGCAAGTTCATCTATGGTAATTCTAATAGGGCTATACACTCTAGCATCTTCTCCCATGTCAAATATTGTAAAATCTGTACAGTTAGGATACGATACATTTTCTGCAAATGTACTGCCCACTACAATAGTAGCAGTCTTATTAAATGCGTAGGCAAGATGTTGTCCCACGCTATCACAGCCTAAAAAATGATCAGCTTTAGCAATAATTGCAGCCCATGTTCTTAAATCTGTATTTTTAGGCACAGCCACTGGAGTTGATATTCCGTGTTTTGTGAAGTCTATTGCGAGTTCTCCCATAAAGATAATACCGTAATCTTTATTCAATTCTTTGATAATATTAACAACACTGCTCGCTTCAAAGCTTCTTCCACTAAAATCTGTTACCATTCCTTTATCTTCAAAAACGCCTCGGCCAAATGGTTGGAAAACAATAATTTTTTCTTTTTTAGTTTTTTCTTTTACTTCATTGATTACCTGTAAACCAGAAAGCTGTTCGCCTTTGCTTAATTTAATAGTTGGTCTAGACAGTTCTCTTACACCCTTATTATTAATAGCTATATCATATGCTTGTGATAAACTTGCTTTTTGATTATAATATTCCCAAACTCTATAGGGTTCCGGGCTTACAATATCCATATCTTTTAATTTGTCTTCAAACAAGTTCTTGTGCCAATGATCGTATGTTTTGGCATGTAGCTTAGGGTGTCCTTTGAAAAAATCAGTACCGCCTTCACACACAATTATAAAGTTATTGTCGGGATTTTCTTCTTGAAATTTTTCTAATGCAGGTATTGAGCAAACAACTCGGCCAGCGCCGCCGTTGATAAAAAAGGCTGTGTCTCTAGACATGTATATTCCTATTAAGTAATTAACCACTAGTTTAATGATTACAGGATATTTATAAATGTATGTCTGTACCAAGAATAAAGTTGAGTCAAAAAAAAGCATCGATAAACGATGCTTTTTTGTTAGTTAGTTAAAAATCAAGCTAGGGGGTTTGATTTTAGAGTTATTTTCCAAGGATCAATTAACTTATTTTTGGATGCAGTAAACCTTGCACCTACACCACTACCATTAGTAGTAAAGTAAACATCTCTTATAGAAATTGCTTCTTTAATATGAAATGCTCTGCTACCTGAAGTTTTAACAGCAGTGATACTACCATTATTAACTGCTGTAACAGTAACCATTACATCATCAGTGGCTTCTCCGTCTTTTAAACGAGGATCACTTATGGCTAATCTATCACCGATTGCATAACCACTACCACCATTGTCAATAGTCACAAACCAAGATACTCCAAAAATTGTAGTAAAATCTCTTAGGTATTGTTTATATTCTACCATTTTGTTGTATAACGCCTGTGGCAAATCTTCTGATAGATTCTTGTCGGCTAATGCAAGTTGATTATCTCTATGCTTTAATCTAACATCCCAGTCTTGACTGGATAGTTTCCATTCTAATGGTTTAAATTCGCCTTTTTCTTTATTGTAAAAAATTTGACTTTTCTCATATGTATGATCAGGAGTAGCAGGATTATCTCTTACATATGGATCGCTTTCTGGAATCTCTTCTGAGGAAGTTGGCCAGTTGTCTCTATCAAGATAACCAGTAGCTGCAAGACTACACAATAACGGGTTTGTTGCGCAGTCTAATTCTACAGAATAATATCCATCATCTAATCTTTCGTTATAGGTTTGATGTAATTCATAAGGTATATGGGCGCCTGTCCATTGATCCGTTACAACATCGATCTGCCAATATTGTTTCGCAGGGCCTACATATTCAGCTGTAGCTGTTTGTTTTAAATTGTTTGTAGTATGATACTGATCATCAGCAATATCATATGTAAATTGTACTCTAATTTCGTTTTCCATAATTGGTTCCTAGTTACATAAACAGTACATATACCATACCACCTGCGCCGAATCCACCACAGCAACAACCGCCGCCGTAGACTTGAGCAGCTAGACCACCACCGCCTGGGAACATACCGCAGTGGGTTCCGCCGCCTTGAGCACAGCAACCGTTTGGTCCAAGTCTCGGACCCGGTACTCCGTAGGAATTTCCTGAATATTGATGGCCTTGATCAAAGCAGTATTGTGAACTGTGTCCAGTCATGCTTGTTCCTGGAATAAAGTAATCAGCATTAGTAGCAATACCACCACAGCACCAGCAACTTGAGCAGCAGGTATAGCAGCCTGCGAAGTAGTTGCAAGTTACACATCGAGCAGTACCATAACCGCCAGTAACACAGGTTAACCATGTACTTCCGCTAGTTGCACAAACCCAACTTGGACAACCAGTATTTCCAGTGTAATAATCGCCACAGCACATTGAACCTGCTGCACAGATTTGAATTGTCTGTCCAGCAGTCACAGTACAAGTTTTAACTGCATATCCGCCATTTCCGGCTCCGCCACCTTGCATACAGCAGCAGCCACCGCCACCACTTCCGCCACCACTCCATATTTCAAATACAGCTTTGGTTATATTTTGTGGCACTGTCCATAAACAGCATCTGCCACCATTGTATGCTTGATCTGTACTAGTATTGTATACAGTAAATTCACCAGGGGTAATAACAGCACCGCTGCCTAATCCGTAGACGTAATTTTTTAAACTTATTGGCATTAATTTTTCTCCATTTTAGACAACCGCGCCCCAGAATATCTGTATTAGTCCGCCGGCACCACTTTGGCCGCAATAGCCGCCTGGATTAGTGTGCGAGTGTGTACTGGCTCCGCCACCGCCTGGGAAGTGTGCATAACCTCCTACGCAGCATCCGCCACAGTAGCCAGAACATCCATCTTTGGTTGGTCTATTGTGACCCATGAATGGAGCAGATGGCATATACTGATAGCTATTGCCCGAGCAATATGCGCTGCCTTTGGCACTGCCAGTAACACCACAGATTCCAAATGTTCCGCAAAAGCTGCCACATTGATATTGTTGGCAACCACTGTAGCTGCAACCAATGTTGAAGAAACATCTTGCTCCACCATAACTACCGCCGCTAGCACAGATTAACGTTGTGCTACCAGAATTTGTGATATAGCTAGGAAACCCAGTTTCACCGCAACATACTCCAACGCAACTAGTAGAACCAGCTGCACACATTGTAAGTGTAGCACCGGCACTTAGACCGGTAATAATTTTTCTAGAATATGATCCGCTGCCGCCTGGCCAGCCGCCAAAGCAGCAACATGCACCAGCGCCAGCGCCGCCGCCACCCCACATTTCTGCATATACCCATGTGACACCTGAGGGAACGGTCCATAAACAGCATCTGCCACCATTAGACATTGTGTCAATGTTGGTGTTATAAACTACCATCTCGTCATAGTTAATGGTACTACTTCCACCAACAATGGTGTTTGTATATTGTAAAAGTGATCTTAATCCAGCCATTTTTATACCACCGGAGGGTTAGGTAATTGACATTTCCAAGCTTCAACTTCGTTGCCTGTTCCACGACCCATTGTTACTGGGAAATTTCTCAGTGCTGCTCGATACTCTGTCCATTGTGCCTTTAGTGCTTCCGGCATGTCTGGGGAAATTCTTCCATCGCTGGCTGTTAATTTTGCATTTCTAGCATTAATGATATCTTCCCATGTTACTGGACTTATTCTGTAACCAAAATTCCAAGTACTTGTTTCTAAGTTATATGTTACTGTATCTACATCGTGTATGTCACTAACAAACAACGGGGACCTATCTAACCAAATAGTGCCGTTAGGTAGTGCTACTTCTGTTGACGTAAATCCCACGGGCTCAGTTACTAGATAATTTTGCAACATTGCCATAACTTTTAAATCAGTCTGAACTTCGGCAGTTAGCATTACCCTAGTCATCCCTGGAGGAACCGGAATACTATCACCATCATTTGCGGTATTATAAAAAGGAGGGCTTATTTTTTTAGTGTCATTATCAATAAAAACCCAAAGTTTATCGGGACCGGTATAGGTCACTGTTGCAGTTTTACCTAGTGAGTCGTCAGTACCCCACTGCGTGTTAGGTGTTTTATACGTTAATTGTTTTGTTACGTTTGTAATTGGCGTTGGCATTTTACTTTTCCTTATTATTTAAATGTTACTTTAACTGAGCCAGGTGCGCCCCATTGTCCGCTACAATATCCGCCGCCGCAGGCATTGCCGTCTGCACCGCTGCCGCTGGGCCACGATGGATTACTTTTCATAATAGCACATCCTTGGCAAGCCCAAATTGAGCACCTATCTGGGCTGAGTCTACCTGCTGAAGAAAATCCGCCGGCAACCATTTGATATTGATCGCTGTGGCAGAATACATTTCTAAATCCCGTGCCACCCGTGCCGCATATTACATATCCGCATGATGCATATCCTCCAGTGCCTAGACGACCCCAGCAGCAGGTATATCCTTCTCCACTGCCAGTAAATGTAGGCTGCATATTAGCACCTTGGCCGCCACATGCACAAACAATCACCGCACTAGCGTTTACGTCAAAGACATAAGATGGAGCACCGTTAGTACCTAGGCCGTTACAGCTTGCTGTACAGCAACCCGAAGGTGCTGAACAAATTCTAAACTGTCTACCGGCAACTGTATCTACTGTAGTAACTGCATAGGACCCGCCTACAGAACCAATTGCTGTTGAGTGGCAGCAGCATCCGCCGCCGCCGTCGCCGCCGGCACCCCAAACTTCAAAAGTTACACTTCGGATGCTAGCAGGGACTGTCCATAGACAGCAACAGCCGTCGTTGTTTGCCGCGTTTGTACCTTGCGTTGATCCTATCCAAAATACTGACGTTACTTGGCCGATACCAGTAGGTGCTAAAGAACTTTGAAGTGATTTTAGACTGATTGGCATATTAGCTTCCTGCTATTACCCAACCGTATGTTGCACCAGTGTAAATTAGTACTGGTGAAGCATTGTTGGAGTCGATTGTTAAATCTTGTGCTTGACCTTGAATGTTAGCACCGTTTCGAGCAACAGTAATATTGCTTCCGCCGGATGCTCCTGCAACGTCGATGATTTGTACTGTGTCACCTACCGTTAAGCTAGTAGAAACCGGTAATGTGATTGTAATTCCACCTGCTGTACACAATACTCGATCGTTAATAGCAGCAGCATACGATATTGCGGTTGTTACCGTTACAGTTGCGTATGATAGTGTAGTTGATATATATCTTGGCATTTCATTGTCCTTTTGTTATTTATGTAGTATCGCAGGTTAAGCCACTGAGGTCTCAATCCCAAATGCAACGGCACTTACCGTTGCTGTTGTTGATCGAATTACCAACTTTTGATCTGCCGATAACATAATACCAGTACGTTCTAAAACGTTCTTTGGTAATAATTCAGTGTCGTATTCGATATATTCTGCATTGGTTGGTGTAGTTAAACTAGCAACCGCTAGTCTAATAGTAGTAGGCTGTGTGCCTCTGTTGCATACTGATATACTTGCAACTGTGAACTTGTCACTAGGGCATGTATATACTGTAGTATTGGTTGCTGCTGATAAATCAGCTATTCCTAATCTTCCTGTTGCCATTTTTTATTTCTCCATTATCCTAGTAAAAAGTAGTTTAGTGCTACTGGACTACCATCAACACCACCAAGGAAATTTACCTTTGTATTTATGTCTATTCCAACTTCTGTTGTAGTAGTTATGCTGTTTCCTGCAATGTAAATAACACCTGCTGTCAAGCTATTTACGTTCAAACTAGATCCGCCACCACCAATTTGTGAACTGATGTATGCTTTAATAGCCCTTTGTGTTGGTACAATATTGTCTGAATCTGCTGTAAAGAAAGGATCTGTACTGAATTCAGAAATATTTGCTCCTGCGCCACCGAGTGCAACAGAACCAAGTTGCAATTCGTTCAATCCAGCTAGGTTAAATGCATCAGCATTTAAGGTAGCTACACCAGTTGCTTGTTCAACATTGAACAATCCGCCAACTCTAAAGTTACCGTCTTGATCAGTTGATGTGTAGAATACACGACCACCTGCGGAATCAACAGTTTCGTTTGCAGGTTGTGCTTCTTGTAATGGTAAGCCTGGATAGTTTGTTAACGTTTTATTACCAGTACCAATGCTTAAGAAGTCGTGTCCTGTTAATCGAACCTGTGAATAACGTCTACGCAGAGTTACCGCAGCAGCGTGTTCTGGCGATTCTAATGCTGCAACCGCAGGACTAATCTGTAATCTAGCAGAGTACTCTCCAGATATTGCTCCGGTAAATTGTGTTACCTGTACAACTCTGTAGTAAACATCGTCGATACCTGCAATTTGCAAATTGGAACCTTCGTATGGGCGACCTGTTAGATTATTCATGTAAACAAATGTGCCTATTTGATAGCTATCTGCATATCCATTACCAGTAACCTGTGCTGTCGATGACGAATAACCAGTACCACGATTTGTAAATGATGGGCTAGCCAGCACTCCGTCTCCAATACGTACAGTAGTTGATGCATCTGATCCTGTATTATTTGGATCAGTAATAGTTAGAGTCGGTGCTACAGTATAGCCACCGCCCGGACTTTGAATCCAAATTTCAGTAATCTTATTATCACTAACATAAGATCTTGCGCGAGCCTGTGCACCAAACGATGTTGTTAATATACGTGTGTTGTTTGGTGATAGAACTAACCATTTACCAATACTGTAAACAGCAGCTACATAATTTTTACTTACAGTAGAAGTCATTGTACCGGAACCAGTGCTTAGTGTAAACACTCCACCGCCGCTGGTTTCTGAAATTGTAAATGTTGTTGCTGAATCAACAGTGCGTACATAGTAAACAGTTCCAGCAATCATTCCACCGAATGTTGTTGCATTAAATATAATTCTATCACCTGCCGACAATGCTGATGTGCTTGAAGTTGTCAAGTAGTTGGTGTTTAAAATGTAATTAATGTATGAACCGGCTGTAGATCCACCTGTTCTTAGAGCAACAAAATTATTGCTACCATAAGCACTAGTATTCCAGTTACCAGACGCAATTGTTGGACCTTCGACCCATGTACTGCCGTTTGTGGAAACTGCTGTTCTTGTGCTACCATAGGCAAATGCCATAAATGTGCCGCCACCGTAGCTTACACTAATCCATTTAGCAGCAGCTCCCGGCATTGTAGCCGCAGTCCAAGTTGTGCCATCTGTTGAATATGCTGCTTTTGTAGTAGCTGTTGCAGTGTCGCCAGCAACTGTTACAAACCGTGTATTACCAAATGCCACTGAGCTCCAAACATCGCTGCTTGGTAGAGTATTACCAGTAGTCCAAGTAATGCCGTCTATTGAATACGATGCTGCTTGTGTTGCGGATACTGCAACAAAGTATGCAGTTGCACTAGGTTGTCCATAGGCAACACTGGTCCACGTTGTATTAGCAAGTGTACCTGTAGTCCATGTTGTGCCGTCGGTGCTATATGCTATTGGATTAGCACCGCCTGATCCAACTACAACAAATCTAGTGCCGCCGAACACTGCATCAGTCCATGCTCTAGCTGTTGGCAAATTGTTAGTACCGTTTGTAGTTTGTGCAGTCCAAGATACTCCATCTGTTGATGTTACAATATTTCTGCTGCTATTGATAAATGCAACATATTTGTTAGATCCATTGTATGCAATAGCAGTATATTCGTATAATCCGCCAGGTGACGGTATTGTTACGTTGGTCCAAGTTGCACCATCGGTAGAACTTGCTGCATAACCTGTATCAACGTTATTGTGTCCAACTGCTACAAACTTTGAACCAGTCCATAATACATTAGTCCAGTAGCCTGTTTGTGGCAAAGTTGACGCAGTAAATGATCCAATGATATCTTTAGATGTTGCAGTAATAGTTGGTGTTGCAAATGCTGTGCTGCGTGAAGTCCAGGTAATACCATCTTCAGATGTTGCTCCAACTGAACCAGTTGCTACTGCATAGTAAATACCGTTTCCGTAGCTGACGTTATTCCATGTGGCGCTAGCTGGTAATGCACTAGAATTTGTCCATGTTGTACCATTTAAAGAATAAGCTGCTGCTGTTCCACCGCTGGCTACTGCTACAAAACGGTTTTTACCGTAGGTAACACTGGTCCAGGTAGCACTTGCAGACAATGTTCTAGTTGTCCAAGTAGTTCCATTTGCTGAACTAGCAGCTTGTGTGCCGCCGCTGGCCACTGCAACATACAATCCTTTACCATAAGTTATAGATTTCCATAGTGCATTTGATCCTGGTAACACCCCCATCGATACCCAAGATGTACCAGTTATAGAATATGCAGCATCATTACTACCACTAGCCACTGCTACAAATCTACCATTTCCATAAGTAACGCTAGACCACGCAGAAGTAGTTGGCAGTGTACGTGAAGTCCAAGTAATGCCATCTAAAGAGCTAGCCGCTGTGCCACCTGTACTAGAAACTGCTACATACATTCCGATGCCGCTGATCAATCCATATGCTACACTAGACCAAGACCCGCTCGGTAATGTTGATGCAGTCCACGTTGTACCGTTTGTAGAATATGCTGCTGCTGTGCCTGACGACGGTACTGCAACAAACTGTGCGCCAATAGCAGTACCAGTATATGAGAATGAAGTAATCGAGTTTGCGTTAGTTGAGTCAACTCCGGTAACTGTTACTGTAACATCATTTGCAGTTGTTGCTCCACCTAGATTTGTACCTAGAATAGTTAGTGTATCGCCTACTGCATAATTAATACCGGCGGTTTGTAGAGTAACTGTATAGACTCCGTCTCTGCGAGCAACATTAAATGCTGCTAATGAACCGCCATCTCCCGATGTACTTGCAACAGAAGCGTAGGAACCTTCAGCATTACCATAAGCCCCTGCACTCCATGCATCTGAACTTGGAAGTACTGAAGCAGTAGTAGTTGTGTAGGTCGGTGCAGTTAGAGATAGTCTTGGACTGATTGTATACGCAGTTGTAACATCTAGCGCAGCTTCAATTGCTGTTCCAGGAATAACATGATCCCAACCAGAAGTACCAGTACTTTCTTTATTAATAGTAGCGATCTTAGTTGGAGCACTGTATGTTGCAATAACACCATACTGACCGGCACCTGTACCAGTTGTTAGATAAATGCTCATTCCAACATAGGCAATACTAGTTGCTGTTTCTGTGTTAGCCAATGTAATTTGTGTTGTATTACCTGCTTGAGCTAGATTAGAACTGGTAATATATCCGACACCGCCAGGTCCTGATGAATCACCTGGATCAGTTAGTCGTATTTGATAAACACCACCGTGTCTAATGTCGTCACCGACTGCCGCTGCATTTGATCCTGGTCCACTAATTGTGTAAGCGCCCGATGAATAATTTACACCAGCATTGGTATATTCCATTGCTAAAATTGCATCGCCGTCAACAAAGACGTTACCAACTTGGGCTTCAGTACTTCTGTTATTGACTGTACCAGTAACCGCAGTTTCAGTAATGTCAATACCTTCTGCTATGGCACCGTATGTACCATAAGAGTTATTTCCGTTAGTAGCACGAATCTTACCACCATTTTCAGCCAAGTAGCCAATATGATTATAATATGAGAATACAGAAACAAGTTCTGCACGACCCAAGTTAGTTACCCATGCACCGATACCGTCTGATAATACCTGTGTAAAGTCGTTTGATACTATAGAATCGTTACCACCATTGTGTAATGAGCCGTCAATTTTCTGTCCAATACATGCTGTACCAAATGTTGTTACGTTTTGTACATATGTAGACTTGTCTGTGGTCCAAACACGATTGTCGTTTGGTCCCCAACCTGGATCTAAAGATACATAAGAACCAGCTATTGGACGACTTGTGCCAAATTCATTAGCTGAGCTTAATCCAGATGCAACACCAGCGCCTGCTGTATTTCCATCAGATGTTCCATCTAACTCTGTTAGAGTCATATTTCGAACACCACAACCATTACGTACCAAATACATGTTTTCTAGTTTTGAACCAGTTAATGCATTTCTATAGTAACGTGCAGCATAAAGTGACTTATAGTTACCTGGGTAACGTAGATCATAAGCCATTGCTTCAATAATTGTACGTACATCACGTTCACATGATGTGGTATCGTAATTATAGTTCAATGTCATTGAGCCAGTGCCAGCAGCTAGATCAAATGTTGCACCGCCTAATGTTGCACTAATAGTAATTACACCAGCGCCAATAGTCTTGATATAGTAAACAGTGCCCGAAACAATATTACCAAATACAGTTCCTGAGAATGTAATCGGATCGTTTACTACCATCCAAGCAGTTGTTGACACTGTAATTGCATCTGTACCAGCATTAGTTGCTGTTGCTGTAGCCCGATAAGTGGTAGTAATGTAGCCTGTTGCTTCAGCAGCAAGGAAATCTTTATTAAGTTCTAATAAGATTGCGCCGTTGTGAATATCAATGTCGTCAGTGGCTCTGTTAGTGCCAATAATTTGTGGTTCTGTTCCTGTATTAATGTAACTAATAACTTCAGTCCATAATAGGTCAGCTGCTACAACAGATCCTGCGGCTACTATTGGCTTAACTCTAGCAAGAATATATGCTAGTATGCTTAGTTGAGCAGCTTTTTGTGCACCTAGTACTACTGCTGTAGATGTTAATGATCTGTAATAGCTCATAGCAGCTTTGATGCTTCTATAATTACTAGCAAACATTATATCATAGCCTAGTGCATCAACAATATATCCAGCATCACGTGAACATAGTGTTTCGTTGAACACCAATGTTGGGAATGTTTTCTTAACGTGTTGTACGGCATCGCTTTGAATAGTAGTTTTAGCAGCCTGTAAACGAACGTTAACATCTAATAATGTAGCATTTACCCAAGATGTATCTGGAGCAATTGTAGTTGGAGTAGTTCCAGTATTAATTGTGTCATACATTTCTTGGATACGTGCTTGAGCAAATGTTGCTGCCGGTGCGCTACCTGCTGTTCCGCTGACGTCTTGAGTCAATGCGTTAGCTGGAGTTTTTGTCCAGCCAGCAGTATTACCAGTGGCAATATTGTCAATAATATCTTTAATACGAAGTTGTACTGCTAGAGCCTGTTGCTTTTCGCCAGTTTCAACAAACACACCAAGCGAATAATAAGAACGAGCAGCTACAGCAGTTTCTAAATTTCCACCGTAGGTAGTATCATACACTAATGCGTCAACAATATAGCCAACGTCTCGTTCGCACTTAGTACGGCCGGTGCCTGCGTATACAAATCCAACGAACGGACTAATACTACCAGCAATTTGTGCATCAATCCATGCACTAACTTCAGCTTGTAAGAATGCCTTGTTTGCAAGAATCAATCTTGCAGCATTTAAATAGCCTGCTGTAAATGCATTACCGGTTCCGCCTGTTGGTGTTGGATAAACAAATGCATTGACTGCGCCTAGACCATTGTTAACAATGTCAATCATTTCAGTTACATTTGCTACGGCAGATGCTACAGCAGTTGTACTACCAGTGTTTCCAGCTTTCATCGAAACAACTTGTGTTCCTGTGCCTTTCTTAGGAGATACTGTTGTTTTTGTAACAACTTCGTCGGTGATTGTCTGCAGATACTGTAATGTTGCTACAGTTTTTGCTTTGTCAGTTGTGGCAATTAATTTTCCTGCAGGGCTTACTCGTGTACCACGTAGCTCGTCTCCTACTAGACCAGTTCTTGCCGGAACAATAATAGGAAGAACTTCGTTATACTGTCCTGTTTTAATAGTAACAGTCCATGCTGGACGATTTTCTACAGGAATGCCTGTGCTAACACCAGCAGCAAGTGCGGTAGTAACAATTGAAGCCAATGAAGTAATAGTGGCCATTACTCCAGCTTCAGCATCAACTCCAGTGGTGTATTGTAATACAGGACTACCAATACCATTTAGTACTTGATAATTTACAGCTGGAGCGTCATTGAGTAATACATAATTAATCAAAGTTAGGCCGTAATTAATTGCTGCAACACCTTGAGCCTGTTCATCATTTAATGATGCAATTACAATTCCAGTAATTGGATCAAAATATGTTAGAGCTGCTTCACGTGTTTTAGCATTACCGCCGTGTGTAATATCATAGAGCATGGCATCTACTAACAATCCCATGTCACGTGTACATAAGGCTTTGCTATCATTGGTAAAACTAGCCCAGATTCCTGTGCCTATGATAATTTGACGATCTACCCATTCTGCAATCTCTGACTGAATGAATGCACGATTGTTCTTTAATAGAACAGCGGCTTGTGGATTTTCGTATCCTTTTTCAATTTGTTCGCAGGCATAACGAATTGTTGCCCACGGACGATCTAATGTTAGACCGTATCCGGGTGCAGGAGTATCGATTCCATGTGGTGCTACATAAACTAAATTAGAAACAACACCGTAATACCCCCACTCTGGTACTCCAGCATCACTAACCTGCAATATTTGCCCAGCTTCACCGATTGATAAACGTGTTGGGCCTGCGCCACCGTAGTAAACTAAATCGCCTGTGGTTGTTAGTACGCTTTCTTCCGGACCGCCTGATAATAAATTCCAGTATGTTCCGGAAATATCTTGATCTGGACGACTATTAACCTGACCTGGAGTGAGTGTGGAACCGTCGTCGCCTTCTGATAAGTGAGCTAGAATACAAATATAACTATTGTTACCGTAACGCACTGCATCACCTAACACATAGTTAACATCATCTAGCCATTGGCCTTGCCAACGAATGCCGCTGTTTAATCTTTCCCACTTTGTTAAGTTAGGAGGACTTTGATTTAAACTGTCTTGAACAGCTACGTATGTGTAGCCTCTAAGTCTAATAACATCACCGACTCTGTAAGAAGTTAATGCACTCCAGTCGCCTTGGAATTTTAATCCTGTGGTAAACAAACTCCAGTCAGTGGTATTTGTCGACGGAGGTGTACCCGAAGATGCTGTATGATTAGTTATTGCTTGATAAGAATAACCACCGTAGGCAACAATGTCGCCTGGTTGATAAACAGTTCCGCTGAGCCATGTATTTTCAAATTCTAAACCTTCAACATATTGTGCCCAGTAACCGGATGTTTCGTCTTGTTTAAATGTCCGAGAAGCACTTGAAGTATGGTATTGTGTACAGATCCAAACACCTGCACCATATTTTACCAAGTCATTAATTTTGTATCGAACGTTACTAGAACTCCAATTATTTTTATAATCAGTTCCCCGGTTCATGTAATCCCATAAACCTTGATTAGCTTCTAGACCACCAGTAATTGTACCTGCAGAAGTATGCCCTTGATTACAGACGTATGTTGTACCACCGTATGTTACAACATCATTAATTTTATATCGAGTACTGATATTCCAATTACCAAGCCAATCAAATCCTTCGGTGTAAATATCCCATTTAGAAAGATTAAGTTCTAGGCCGTCTGCTGGACTTGAAGCTGATGTGTGATCTTCATTACAGACATAACTATTTCCGCCATACTTAACAACATCATTTATTTTATAAACGGTGTTAATTTCCCATTCAGTTTTCCAATCGAATGATTCTGCATAAATGTTCCAATCACTTAGATTGGCTTGTAGGCCTAAACTCTCATCAATTGCCGATGTATGACCGTTAACGCATATGTATAGATTGCCGCCATGCTTAACTATATCGTTTTCTTTGTAAAATCTAGAAGGAACCCAGTTACTTTTCCATTCTTGTCCATCAGTAACTTGATTCCAACGTGTTGGACTATTATCAAGATCGTCATAGAAGTCAATATTTGCTACGTGACCCATCACGCATAGATATGTTTTTCCGCCATATCTAACAATGTCGTCTTTATAATAAGTATGCCCGGTATTCCAAGCATCTTGCCATACAAATCTTATTCTACCTAATTTAAATTCAGCCATCTATAACTCCATTTGTGCAGTTTATATATTTATTATCTTTTTCAGATATTGTTTTTGTAGTAGTCATTATTACTGACCACCTCCACCGTCCATAAAATATGCCAGTGCTAGCATAGAACCATCTACGCCCTTGTTAAATTTAACTCGAACCGGTATATCAATTTGAGTAAGTGTTGTTGTTGTAATACTATTAGGCCCAACGCTAACTAAACCAGATACTGCTGTACCGGTTCTAGCATCCGATCCGCCACCTGATACTCTAGCTGACACATAGGCTTTGATAGCTCGCTGTGTAGGAACAACATTATTTGAATCAGCAGCAAATGTACCGTCTGTTGAAAATTCTCTAATAACTGTCCCAGTGCCGCCTACGGAAATACCACCAAGTTGCAATTCTTCAAGACCGTCTAGTTGGAAGAAATCTGCACTCAAGGTAACTGTTCCTGAGGCCTGCTCTACAGCAAACAACTCACCAACTCTAAAGTTACCATCTTGGTCAGTTGATGTATAGAACACACGACCACCGCTAAATTCTGCGTACTCATTTTCCGGTGCTAATACAGTACCTTCTGGATTTAAAGTATTAGGATAATTTGTTTGAGCAAAATTTCCTAATCCAATATCTAAAAAGTCATGTCCAGTGATACGAATTTGACTATAGTTTTGTCTAATTGTCACCGAGGTACCGTGATTCGGACTTTCTGCCCTTCCTAGAGTTTTTGCAATTGTTAACTTTGCAGTAATATTAGGAACAACTCCTTCTAAAACTTCAGATTGTAAAACTCTATAGGTATAATCGTTAATGCCGCTAATAAACAAATTATCGCCTGGGCGGGGAACTCTAGACAACGAGTTAACAACAAGATACTTACCTAGTTGATACTCGTCTTTGTATCCGTCGCCGTTTAAATTTACGTCAATAGTTACATAATATAAACCAGGATTAGTTAATGTTGGGGTAGCAAGTATACCGCTGCCTGTTCTTACTTCAATAGACACTGCTGCTGTTGCATTAGGGTCAGTAATAGAAATAACAGGAGTAGCAGAATATCCAGATCCAGGTTCCCAAATTATAATGCTGGAAATTTTACCTCCAACAACAACTGCTCTAGCTTTTGTAGTGGCGCCGGTAGTAATAATTCTTGTTGTATTGCTTGGAGCAGAATTTCCAGCAATAACTACAAATTTTCCATTGCCGTATGCGCCTGCACTCCAATCACTGCTAGATGTTAATGTCTGTGAAGTCCAGTGAATACCATCATCTGATAATGCAGCTCTTGATGATCCGGTAACTGTTGCTAAGAACACGCCGCCGCCGTAGGTAATAGTTTTCCAACTCGCAGCAGCTCCCGGTAATGTTCCAGCAACCCAATCAATACCGTTGGTGCTAATAAACGAACTAGTAGAACTAGTTCCATCAATGGCTACAAATCTACCACTACCGAATGTAACTGCTTCACAGCCGCCGATGTATGAACCTGTACTCCATGTAGTACCATCTGCAGAATATGCTGTTTGAGTTAAGGTCGAATCACTTAAACTAACTGCAACAAATTTACCGTTACCAAATGCCACACTATTCCATTCTGCGCCCTCACCTAGAGTAGTTTGAGTCCATGTTGCTCCGTTATCTAGAGAAACTGCTCCCTTATTAGTATTTGCAGATACAGTTACCCATGCACTAACAGCATTACCGTAAACAACTGATCTGTATTCGCCAGAAGGAATAGTTACAGATGTCCAGCTTAATCCGTCGGTAGAGTATAGTGCAGTTGTTCCCAATGCTGCAACAACAACAAATCTGCCGTTACCGTATGCTACAGATCTCCAGTTGCCTGTTGGGATTGTGCCAGTGGTCCATATTAGTCCGTCGGGGCTAGTTGCTACAATATTTGTAGCAACTGCTACAAATATATCATTACCGTATGCTGTTGATTTCCAAGCAGCCGTTGCAGAAACAGTTCCAGAACTGGTTGTAAATCCAGGACTACTAAATTGTACTCTTGGTTCGATATAATAAACTGTGCTAGTATCAAGAGTTGACTCGATAGTAGTTCCCTCACTAACATGGTGCCATCCAACATGATGTAATGTCATTGATCCAGTACCGTCGATAACGTCTAATACTGCTCCTCCCAATGTTTCAGATAATGTTATTTGCGTTAAACTAAAGACTTGTTTAATGTAATAAATCTGACCATAAGCTATATTACCAAATGCAGTTCCCGATAATACAACTTTTTCGTTAACTGCTAGAGTAACAGTACTACCAACTGTTATAAGATTACTGGATCCGATAGTTGCTGTTACAGAAATAGGTACATCTTCCTCACTACCAACTGTTACATCTTTACTGATAAAATCAAATGTTGCAATATATCCGTACTGACCAGTGCCGGTACCTTCTTGTAGAAAAATTCGCATGCCTTCGTATTTGGCAGCAGTAAAATTATCTGATGCAGACAATCGAATTACGTCAGTATCACCTTGTTGAGCATTATTAGTATTGAATAGATATCTAAGACCACCCAATGCGGTAGAGTCTCCTCTATCAACTACCCTAGCTTCGTATACACCGTTGTCTCTAAATTCGTCGCCTGTTAATACTGCTCCAACACCAGATCCAGTTACTGTATAGTTTACACTGGAATAATTAACTCCTGCGTTTGAAAAGAACAGTTTCATAACACTGCCGTTATTCAATAAAACTTGTGATATCTGTGCTTGGTAATACTGATTTTCAACATATGCAGTCATCGGAGTTTCAGTTAACGATGATCCCTTTGCTATACAACCAAATGTGCCATAAGAATTATTACCGTTAGTTGAACGTACTCTGGAGCCATTTTCAGCCAAATATCCAATATAATTATAATATGTAAACACAGAAACTAGTTCTGATTTGCCATTATTGTTAGCCCAAAATCCAATGCCATCACTTAAAATTTGTGTAAAGTCATTACACACAACAGTTTGATTGCCGCCATTGTGCAATGCACCGTCAACTTTTAATCCGACACACTTTGTACCAAATGTTGTGACGTTTTGAATGTATGGAGACTTTGTACCTACCCATGCAGTAGAGTCGTTTGGCCCCCATCCTGGATCAAGAGATGCAAATGCTCCTGCGGTTACACGTTTGATTAAAGTAAGATCCGGTTCTGTGAATTCTCCGCTGAGACCTTTTAATGTCATATTTCTTAAACCAGTGCCGTCTCTTAGTAAGAACATATTTTGAAGAGCATTTCTTGCACCATCAGCAGCATTTGCATAATAATTTGCAGCTTCTACTGACTTCCAATTTCCTGGATACAACAAATCGTACTTAACAGCATCAATGAATCGATTTAAATCTCTTGCGCATGTCTCTGTATTAAAACTATATAACGGATAAGACGCAAGCATATAGGCAATAGTTTCTTGAATAATAAATTCTCTATTATTTTCAATATTAATTAATGTATCTAAAGTTCCCGCGTCAAGTGTAGCTGAATTAGTACCAACAATGGTCGGTACGGTTTCCGGAGTTTCAATAATTGCAGCAATACTATCAAATAAATCCATTGCTAATAATTTTGCTGAATTGCTACCTGCATTGCCAGATATAACTTGTTGAACATTAGAATATAGAACAAGAACTGGAATATGACTAATAACATTACCGATGATACTAACTGTAATATAGGTTAACGCTGATACAGTTTTTGCTGCATCAGCTGCTGGAATTAAAGTAGTAGCAGGTTGTACAACAGTACCGCGTAATTCGTCTCCAACAATTGAAACAAATGCCGGCACTCTAATTGGCAACACTTCATTGTAAGTACCATGTTTAACAAATACCGTAGCTGTTCCTGTTATGTTTTCGCAGGCATATCTAATAGTTTTCCACGGTGAGTTTAAAGTAGTACCGTGTGTTGCATCATCAACTCCGTCGGATCCAACATAGTAAACTTTGTCAGATTCCCAAAATGGGTTCCATGATACTTCTCCGTTTAGAGATTTAAGTAATTTGCCGCCTGTACCAACTGCTAATGCTTTAGTTCTAATAGTTGATGTTTCAGCATCATATCCATAGGTTTTTAAATCGCCTGGATTTTTTAATCTATTGCTATTAGTACCATAGGTATATAATACCCAATATGTATTTCCAGTATCGTTATCTGGTCGAGTCAATGTTGCCGAAGTATGAATTGCTACACATCGATACGTGTGCGCAATCCAGTTTACAACATCGCCAATAACATATTGAGTTGTTGGTTGCCAAACACCTTGCCATTTTTCGCCAGGAATTACTAAATCCCAATAATTAGAATTAATGGTACTACCGTCACCTAATAGATCAGTATCTTGGCCAACTCCATCTGCAATAGCAACATAAAGTTGTCCTTGTCGACGTACTAGATCTCCAACAAAGTAAGGGGTTGAAATTGACCACTCACCTCTAATTCTAGTACCTAAATATAAGTAAGACCATGTTAGTAGATTTTGTGAAGGAGTTACATTAGTGTTGTGTAAATTAGCAACAAACAAATATCCACCGTATTGAACTACATCGCCTGGTTGATACGCTGTTGTAGGACTCCAGGTATATTCGTATTCAAATCCAGAAGTATATAGTTCCCATTGTGCGGTATTAAAACTTGTAGACGAAGTATGAGCAGTTGCACAAATCCATAGATCGGCTCCGTACTTAACTACATCGTTTTCTCGATATCGAGTTCCAGGAGATGCTGGGGATAATACCTGCGGAGACCATGTTCCTTTGAATTCTATGCCTACACGAACAAACTCCCATTTATTGCTGTCAACTTCTAATCCAGAAACTGCATTAGAAGAAGTATGTCCTGCTAGACATCGATACACAATTCCGTTATATTTAATAATGTCATTAATTCGATATCTTGTAGTTACAGTCCAATCTCCGCGCCATTGCTGCGCTAAACTTACTATTTCCCACTTGTTTAATAATAACGCAGAATCGATACCTAAATCAAAGTCAGCGGCCGATGTGTGTGCGACTTTACATCTATAAATTATACCAAAATACTTTACAATATCATTTAGTTTATAATACGTTGCTGGAGCCCACTCTGTTTTCCAGATGTTACTCGGACTATACAGTATCCAATAGGATACAATATCTGCTACAAATCCTTGTTCTGTTAATGCTGAAGTATGTGGTTCAATACACTGGTATACATTAGCTGCATACTTAACTATGTTACCTTTAACATAGTATGTGTTAGTTTCCCAGTTGCCTTCCCATACATATCCGTCCATCATTAAAAGCCACTTAGGCTCAGCTGCTGGTGGAACATCATTATTTAAAAAGTTAATGTCTGTATAAAAATCTGTCGCTGAAGTATGTTGTACCAAGCATACGTATGATTTTCCATGATATTCAATAATATCATCAGGGATATAATCTCTAGCAGAAGTCCATGCTCCCTGCCATTTATATCTAATCCTACCTAATTTAAAATCTGCCATTTTTTATAATTCCAATATTAAGGTGCTGTTAATTCTTCGTATGGATAGCCGTTATTAATTCTTACAACTAATTGTCCGTCATCATCAATATAATAAAACATTGCACGATCATCCCAGCGGTATTGTTCGTATCTTAAATTTTCAAAAACTTTATTATGATAAACATCTCGTCCTTCGAAGAAGTCTATTCCTACTTCGAACTCAGTGTAATTTCCGGCTTCTTCGCCTGGATCGTTAAGTTGAATTGCATCGTCTCCGCGAATTTGATCACTTCTCATCAAGTATAAAGAACCGTCTTGACCTCTTCGTAATCCGTAGAAAAATCTAGGAGTATCTCCTAATAGTGATTGCGGGTCATTGCCTAAATAGTAATTGCTATTCATAATGTATTCCTTAAGATATTTCTACGTAACTAATAACAGCATCAACGCTAGCTGCGGTATCGCTGACAATTCGTAATCCTGCATATTCTGGTAAAATTAATTTTTCACCGTTGGTAATAATTTTTACTGCCGAGTTAGGAGGTATTGTTAGTCCCTTAACATAATACCCTGCAATGCTATCTTCACCAATTACATATACGTCAACATTAATTGTATCGTAATCTGTTGTGTTAGCAAGATTGCAACCGATAATAGTTGCTCTAAATCCCACAGGCATTTGTATAACATCAATAGGTGTTGTACCTATATTTGTGTTAACTGTGTTTTTAAATGTTGTTGGCATGTTCTTCTTTTATCCTAGTGTCAAAGCATATTTAATAGCAATTTCGTTAGCTGTTGCTTCTGATACTGCACCGATTGTACCTGCCGGACTTGCCCATACTGTACCGTCCCAAATCTCTAATGCTTTGGAGTCTGTATTATATCGAGTCATACCTTCGACTGCGTTTATAAACAACGGTCTTTGTGATGTGTTACCTTTAGGAGGAATAAATCCATTTGTACCAGTAATTTTAAAATATCCAGTACCGCTTTGTGTTATTTCAGTAACCGAATCAGTAACTACATTGGTTATCTGATTATCTTTAAATGTTAAATTACCAATGCGAACGTGCCCTGTTCCGTTAGCATCTAAAATTAAATTACCGGTGGTTGTTGTAATTGTGTTATCGTACAGATGTAAATTACCAACATTAAAATCTGCAATATTTAATGTATCTGCATTTACTGTTGATGCATACACAGTTCCCCATTTATATGCAGATGATCCTAAATCCCAAACATTAGTAGTTTCTGGAATCAAATCGCTGCGAATACTAGCATTAATAGTGATAGTATCAGATAGCGAATCTCCAATAGTTAAATTACCACCTATTGTGATATTTCCAGTAGCATTAATATTGCCGGTAACATTTAATGTGCCATTAATTTCTGCAGGAGCCTGAATGTTTACCTTTCCAGTGCCGTTGGGATTTAATTCTAAATCTGCATTAGAAGAGGTTGTTGAAATTACGTTACCGTTTAATTCTATGTCGTTGACTATTAAACGTGAATGATAAGCTGTAGCTTCGCCGCCTGATGCTATAAAATTGATAGTTGGTAAATTACTAGAGATTGTATTTCCAGAAAGTAAAAAATTACCAACTGTTAAGTCTACGGAAATATCTAAATTTGACGAACGTGTAGTGCCTACTACATCTAGTGCGTATTGGGGAGCGGCCGTGTTGATGCCAATTC